TTCTAGTTATAGTTATTCATTACTCTCCTAGTGATGAGGTGGTGGGTGTGTTCTAACCCATGCTCACCACCACAAGGCAGCACCAAGTGGTCAACAGATGATGAGGGGAAGCATCATCTGATTGTTCGGGTGCAATCCCTGTTGCTGCCACGCAAGTAACAATAGAAAGGACACTAGATGTCTGTGAAAATAAATGGGTATGACTTACCAAGTCACATCTCATACTCACAACTAACCACATGGTTAGATTGTGGTTGGAAGTACTACCTATCACGTATCGTTCAGTTGAAAGAGGATGGTTCTTGGTGGTTAGTAGGAGGTTCATCAGTTCATGAGGCTACCGAAGCCTTTGACCATGCCATGTACCAAGAGGTGGGCAAATGATTCAAGCAGCAGAGCCACAGTTCCTTGACCAAGTGTGGAAAGATACGTGGGACAAGGTTAAAACCGCTCACGTTGCCTCTACGGGGCAGGAACCAGCACTGTGGCGCAAGGCAGGGCGCACCACCAAGGCTAACCCAGACGGGGAAGACGAGAGATGGTGGCTAGAAGAGGGTCGCAACATGCTGGACTCATGGGTTCAGTTCCGTACTGGTCAACTAGGCTGGAGTGTATGGACTACACCAGACGGTAAGCCTGCCATTGAAATCTCAATGACCCCACACATGGGGGATGTCCCAGTCCAAATGGGTATTGACCGTGTGATGGTGACACCAGATGGTGAGTTGGTTATTGTAGACTTAAAGAGTGGCAAGTACACACCATCCTCAGACTTACAGTTAGCACTGTATGCTGTGGGTATGGAGAAGACCTTTGGTATCCGACCAAAGTATGGTACTTATTGGATGGCACGCAGTGGTACAACATCACCACTGATTGACCTAGATTTCTACACTAAGAACATGATAGAGAAAATAGTTGGTGACTTCGACAGGGCACGTAAGGCTGCACTGTTTATCCCTAACTACAATCACTGCAAGATGTGTGGATTCAAGACAGAATGCGAATGGAATAAGGAAGGAAAGTAATGACTGAGAAAAACTATGTAGTCAATGTCAAGACAAGCAAGGGTACTATCGTCACAGCACGTGGAGATAGTGCAGAGGAACTAATCAGTAACATCAATGCACTTGTAGCAGAGGGTGCATCAGATGCTATCGCAACACTAGAGCAAGTACTGACAGGTATGCCATTGGTATCACCCAGTTACAGCGCAGTCGATACAGTGGTTGATGCGTTAGGTGGTACGGTAATGAGTGAGGCACCAGCCTTCGCACCAGTACCTCCACCTGCTAGTGCTGCACCACCCACATCAGCAGGTCAGGTATCATGTTCACATGGTTCCATGATTGGTCGTAAGGGTAACGGTGCTAAGGGTGAGTGGAAGGGTTACTTCTGTCCAACACCTAAGGGTACGGCAGACCAGTGCCAGCCACAGTGGCTCACTAAGAAAGACGTTGCTTGGAATAGCATCTAATTTAATCACTACCTAGGAGATAACATGAAGACACTAATGAGAGCAGTAGGTCGCCCCGATATAGGGGGCGAGCCTATGCCAGCAGTGTTTCGTGCATTTGATGAGAACCAAATCATCTTCCGTAGGGCAGAGGTCAGCATGATTGCAGGTCAGCCAGGGGCAGGTAAATCCACACTTGCCCTTGCGCTGGCCCTGCGTATGCAGGCACCAACTTTGTACCTATCAGCGGATACCAATGCACACACTATGGCAATGAGATTATACTCAATGATTACTGGCAATTCACAGTCAGATTCAGAGAAGATAATCTCTGACAATCCAGAGCAAGCCAAGCAAGCACTAGCCCAAGCACGACACATCTACTGGTCATTTGATTCCAATCCTGGACTCGGTGACATTGACGATGAGGTAACAGCAATCGAAGAATTACTAGGTGAATCACCTGCACTAATCATCGTTGATAACCTCATGGATGTAGCGATGGATGGTAGCGAAGAGTTTGGTGGTATGCGTTCTGCTATGAAGGAGTTAAAGTACCTTGCAAGAGATACCAATGCGGCTGTGCTTGTACTGCACCACACTAAGGAATCCTACAGCGCAGACCCATGCCCACCACGAAGCGCAGTACAAGGAATGGTTAACCAACTACCAGCACTCATTCTTACAATCGGACAACACCAAGGAATGATGGCTGTTGCCCCTGTAAAGAATCGTTATGGTAAGGCTGACCCATCTGGTAACACACCAGTGTGGCTGCAGTTCAACCCTGAGTACATGTACTTGGCTGACCTTGAGGAAGCACGATGAATCTATGGCTAACAATACCTGTAGGTGAACGTCGTCAGTACTTAGATGACATCATCAAGGAGAGCAACATACCACCAGAGCAGATAGTTATTGTTAATACCTTTGACAATACACCTACACCACATGTTAATAACATCTATGACCATGGTGAGATTAACATCCAACGATGGTGGAATGTGGGTATACACTTTGCCAAACAAAATGGTGCTGATTACGTAGCGGTACTTAACGATGACTTAGTTCTTAGTGATGACCCATTAAATAAGATTGCTAGGCTCATGGAAGAAAGTGGTGCAACACTTGGGTATCCAGTACCACATACTGGACACATATCTGGTTATTGTTTTGTACTTAACCTTAAGCATGGTATACTTCCAAATGAATCTTATCGTTGGTGGTATGGTGATAATGACCTATGGAATCAAGCCGAGGAACTTGGTGGTCTTATAGGTGCAGCAGCAAGCGTAAGACATTTACATGGTAATGAGTTAACAAGTAACAGTCCTAAGTTAATGGCGTTAGCCGATGAGGATAGGACACTTCACTTAAGTAGGGTTGGTAGGAAACAATGAGAAAGAAACGAATCAAGTGTAATCAATGTCATGAAGAACAAGAAACAGCAACAATCTTTATTCACATAGTAGAATGTGATAGGAATGTCAGAGGTTATGCAAGAAAACTAATCGCCGAACTGGAGCGAGAACTAAGATGAGTGAAACACCAGAAGATGAACATGATTGTGATTTTGTGGTTGATTTAGATGGGCAAGTAACTTGTATTATCTGTGGTTGTAGGGATGATTACTAATGAGTAAGTCTAAACAAAAGGGTACGTCAGCAGAAACTGCTGTAGTTAATTGGCTAGTGAGTAAGGGGAGAAAGCATGTTGAACGAAGAACACTCAATGGCAGTAACGACAGGGGCGATATCGCTGGCATTCCTGCTGTTGTTCTTGAAGTAAAGAACTGTGTCAAGATGGAGTTATCAGCATGGCTCAAAGAGTTAGAAGTTGAGATGCATAACGACAAGGCAGACACTGGTGTAGTAATACACAAGAAGAAGGGTACTACCGATGTTGGCTTGTGGTATGCCACAATGCCAGTACATGTATGGTATAAACTATTAGGAGAAGCAGGTTACTAATGGAAAAGCACAGCATACTCGCAGTTCTTGAGCATTATGGAGGGTCAATCTACCGTGAGCGTAATGGATGGCAGAAACTTAAGTGTCCATTCCATGACGACTCACATGCATCAGCCACTGTGAACATAGAAGAGAACGCATTCAATTGTTTTGGGTGTGGCATTAAAGGTGACACTTACAAAATTATTATGGAGAAGGAAGGGATAGAGTTTCGTGAAGCAGTCAAGGTCGCAGAAGGAATCACTGGGCAAAGCAGCAGTACACTACGCAAAGTACATAGCGGAGGCAGAGGGGTATCTAGCAAGTCGGGGAATCACCTTAGCAGACGCGCATACAGCCCACCTGGGCTTGGTCGTAGAACCTCTACCAGGACATGAGCAGTTCATAGGTAGGTTAGCCATACCATACGTTACACCAGCAGGTGTGGTGGACATTAGGTTCCGTTCCATCAACGGAGAAGAACCCAAGTACATGGGTATGTCAGGCAGTGAGACAAGGTTATACAATGTTAGGGCAATCAGTCAGGCAACTGACTTTATAGCAGTATGTGAAGGAGAAATAGATGCAATCACGCTCACGCAAAAGTGTGGTATCCCTGCTATTGGGGTGCCTGGTGCTAACTCGTGGAAAAGACACTACTCGAAACTCTTACAAGACTTCGAGCGTATCTATGTATTTGCGGATGGTGACCAGCCAGGCTCGGACTTTGGTAAGAAACTGGCGAGAGAAGTTCAGGGAGTTATTGTAATCAATATGCCTGATGGTGAAGATGTTAATAGTATATTCAACAAACAAGGAACAGAGTTCTTTAGAGGGAAGGTAGCAGCATGAGTAAGATGAAGAGTGAGTGGGAAGATGAGTACTTCGGCGAAGGATACGTTTACGTCGCAGGAGATTGGAGCGGTAGTAAACCTACTGATAAACTTCGGAATAAAGATAGAGAGCGCGAAGAGGCTAAACAACGACACCCTTCTTCAGGTAACTATGAGTTTGCCAAAGAAGAGGTAGAGGATTTCTGCTTACGCTTTGCACTGTATGACATACAGGATGAACTGGCAGACATCTTGATTAGCAAGCACAATGACTATGGTCCAAAGAATATTAGTGATGCACCTGGCGGTGCACTCAACGGTATCCGTGTCCGTATGCATGACAAGATAGCAAGGCTTAACAACCTAATAGATAACAACAAAGAACCAAAGCATGAATCAATCCGAGACACACTCGTGGACATTGCCAACTATGCAACCATCGCAATGATGGTCATAGATGGTGTATGGGACACTGAGTAAACAGATAAGGAAACAACATGAAGCGTATCGTAGTAATATCAGACATGCAAATACCGTATCAAGATAAACGTGCAACTCGTGCAGTTATGAACTTTGTTGCAGACTACGAACCAGATGAGTTGTTCTGTGTAGGTGATGAGGCTGATAGCCCAGAACCGTCACGTTGGAACAAGGGTTTGGCTGGAGAGTTTGTAGGAACTCTACAGAAAGGTCTAGACGAGACAACAAGAATCATGACAGGGTTCAAGGAAGCACTAGGCGACAAGCCTTTCCATACAATGAGGAGTAATCATGGCGACAGAATCCAGAACTACGTTTCTAGGTATGCTCCAGCCCTCTCGTCGTTACGAGACCTTGAGTACAGCAAACTACTTAAGTATCGTGAGAATGAAATTACATATCACGATAAGTTCTATTCCTTCTCGCCAGG